AAGTTGTGTCGTCGTCGCGGGCGGTTCTGCTCGCGGAGCAGGACGTTCTTCATCGGTTCGGTTCTGCTAGTCATGGGCTTTCTGGTCCTTCAGCATTCGCCTCCATGCCCGCTCGTGGGCCAGGAGGACCTCGGGTTTACTGATCACCTCGCGGTAGGGGCGGTCCTTGCCCCAGCGCCATAGGCCGCCGCGTTGAAGTTCCTCGCGGAGGTAGCCGTAGAAGTTCCTGTGGATCATGGGGGGCGGCCCTCCGCATCCGGGCCTTCCTGCCGGTCGGGCAGGCGGACGAACATCCGCAGCCACGCGTCGGTGAATGCCCGGGCCGTTTGTCGGCTGCCGCACCAGTACACCGGCACGCGATAGCGCAGGGAGATATGGACAGCCGCGCCGAGCAGCGACCGCGGCGAGACCCCGCGCAGGGCATCGCCGGCCTGGCCACGCAGGACGGCGTCAAGGTTGGCCTCCACGACGATGCACGCGGCCTGCAGCCGGGCGAGCCTCTCCAACTCCGCTGCAAACCGCCGGAAGTCGTGGATCACCGTTGACGCGAAGTCGGGAAGGCTCTTGCGTTCCACGGCCACGACCCGGTCCAGGCCGTCGACCGAGTAATCCCCGGCCTCCAGCTTGCGTCGGACCGTAGGGCAGTCGAAGCCGTAGGGGGCCTGCTCGCGCGTATCGATGACGATGCGGAAGTCCACGTGCGTCTCCCCGCCGTTAGAACGGCGCCGCGGCGTCCGAAATGCCCTCAGGCAGTTCGATCAGGCGGTTGAAGTAGACGTTGGTGAACTCACCTTTCGTCCGCTTGGTGATCTCGACGGTCTTGTCGAGTAGTTCTTCCAGGTGCGCGGGCAGGTCGCTGAATCGCGTCAGCGCCAGACCGAGCGTCTTCAGGTCGCCCTTCACGAACGGGATCGAGTCTCGCGTGATTACGGCGTTCTTGAAGATGTGCCGACCAGCATGCGGCCCGGAGAGGACCACCAGGTCCCACTTGAGCATGGGGTCGCCCTTGCGGCTCTCGCCCAACTGGGCCTTCAGCACGCGGACCTGGTACTTCCCGTCGGGCACCTCCTCGAAGTCCGGGGCCTCGGCCTGCTCGTAGTCCTCGTCGAATGCGGTGAGGTCTACGCTGCCGGCCTGGCCGTCGGGCTCGTCGTAAGTGCCGGGTGTCGGTTCGTCGAAAGCGGTGGGTTCATTGGTCATGGACATACCTTTCCGTTAGGAGTTCGGGGTTGCCGATTCGCCGGAGAACGCTCTCCGGAACGCGTCGAAGTTCAGGGGCAGCAGCTCGGGCAGACGCCCGGTGCGGTCGCCCGCCTCGTAGGTGGGGTGGGGCTTGGTGCGAATGATCCGCTCGGTGACGAGGTTGCCCTCGGCGTCTTTGCGGCTGGCCGAGTCGCAGTACAGGATCATGTCCACCAGGCCGAGCACGACGTTGCGGGCACGATCGGGCAGGCTGGGTTGGGTCTTGGTGTGCTCGCCCGTACGGGTCTCGATGGTCTTGTCCGTGGCGTGGCTGATGAGCACCAGCCCATAGGGCAGGCTGGCCAGGCGGGTCAGCACGCGGTGCCATTCGTTCTTGACGAACGCCCAGCCCTTGCCGTGGGGCAGGTCGCCTTCATACTCGACGTTGTGCTTGGCGCAGACGTGCTCGGAGCAGAACTTGAAGGCGTTGTCCGCCGTGTCGATCACCACGGTCTTGAAGGAATGATCGCCCGCCGCGACGAGCTTGCAGGCCGCCAGGAAGTCCGGCCAGGAGTAGGTCGGGACCTTGAAGACCTCCAGTTCGCCGAGGCCCGGCTCGCATTCCAGGAACAGCGCGCCGGGGAACTTGCTGGCAAGTGTGCTCTTGCCGATCTTCGGTGGGCCGTAGATCAGCGTCGTCTTGCTCGACAGATCCGTCGAGCGGGGGGTGGGTTTGGTTGGCAAGGTTACGATCATGTTCGCTCTCCTCAGAAAGAGGGTTCCGGTTCGCCCGCCTGACCGTCAGGCAGGCCGGGGCAATGGGATGCGTCGAGTTCGCCGTGGGGCGGGGCGATGACGTAGAGGTTGTTCCGCACGTTGGGGTTGAAGCCGCTTTGGCAGTAGGGCAGGTACTCGCAAGGCCGCTGGAAGCTGAAGCAGTTGGATGTGTTTAGCAGCCACTTGCCGCGTCGGCGGGCGTCGAGGTACTGCTGGGTGATCTCCCATACCTCCTCGGTCAGCATCGCCAGGCGTTCTTCGGACAAGAAGATGCGCTCGCGGTGGAACGCCTCGGGCCGGGCGTACCACTCGGCCAGGCGGGCGGCGAACTGCTCATCGCTCTCCGGCTCTTGGCGCTTGGCCGTGGATTTGCCGGACTTGTTCTTCGCCGCCAGGGCGGCTCGACGGGCCTCGTACTGCTCCTGCGTCTCGCCTGCGCGCTGCTGGAGCCGGGACTTCAGCATGACGTTGTAGATCACACCGACGATCGGGTAGCCGATCTGGCGGAGGTAGAAGGCGTACAGCGCGACCTGCGTGTCCGTCCACAGTCGGTCGAGGTAGTCTGACGTGATCGTCGAGGCCGTCTTGTGCTCCAGGACGTACAACTCGCCGTCGGCCTGCGACCGCACGATCCCGTCGACCTTACCGGCCATGGTGAACGTCCGGCTGGCGCGGCCGGTGTCGGGGTTGTGAATCCCGGCCTCGAACTTCTTCTCGACGGCCAGGACCTCGAACTCCTCGTCGGCGTACCTCGACGCGTAACCGGCCATCATCGCCCGCGCCAGGTGCCACTTGGCCTTCTGCTCGGGATCGGCCTGGTGAGCGGGGAACTGCTCGTCGAGGAAGTCCAGGATCGCCAGCAGCCGATGGGTGTCGGCCGGCAGCGTGTACCATCTCTCCAGGGCCTCGTGGATCACCGATCCGAAGGCCAACGTGTCGACCCGCTTGACGGGCCGGAGGTGGTCGATGTACCGGTACTTGTACTTCCGCGGGCAGTTGCGGAACGCGTTCAGCGCCGAGTAGGTCAGTACGCCGCTCATATCCCGGCCTCCTCGAGGACGGCGTCCGCCTCGGCCAAGGCGCGCTGGCGCTCGCGTGACGTGATGGGCCTTCGCTTCAGAGAGGTGGGCTTGGCGTAGCGGTTCGGCTCGACCCGCTCGTCGATCTCGGCCAGGTCGGTGAAGAACCTCAGCAGGGCTTCGCGGGTCGTGCAGATCTTTCGGCCCACACGGACGTACTCAAGGAAAATGCCCCGCAGGCCCTTGCGGCACCAGCGCCACAGCGTGCAGACGGCGGGCTTCTTGCCGTTGACCTTCGGCAGGCACTTGGCCGCCTCGGTCAGGGTGATCAGTTCCTCGTCGGTCCTGATCCGCCGCTCGCAGTCCGTCGCAGCCCGTTGCGGTCGGTGTGATTCGCTCGTTTCGCTCGCTGCGTTGTCCATGACAGCGAGCGTATCAGAGGATTTCAGTAACTCACGGGCTCAGAATCGCTTGCGCGCTTTCTGCGCGCTTTTTGAGGCGCTTCATGGGAAACCGACGGGGTACACCGACCCTCTGCATATGAGCAACTGGCCTGTCTTCTCCAGGCATGGGTATTGATGTCTGCTTGTTCGCGGCGTAGCCTTCGGGTACGCGTGAAAGCGTCCTTCTCTGTTCGGTAGCATTGTCTTGGTGTCCTTTCTGTGGTCTGGGGGCTACTTAGGAATCATTACTAAACATCTGTTCCCACAGGGCCGTGTCGAACTGCACCAGCGGGACCTGGTCGCGGAGGCAGCGGCTCTTGGCCATGCAGTACGGCATCTCCTGGGGGTAGATCGTGCGGGTCCCGCTGCCGCGGGCCTTGCCCTCGTGCTTCTTCTCGCACTGGACGTCGTAGCCGACGAACAGCAGGTGGTCGAGCCACTCGCGGACGCGCAGGCGGATCGACGCCTTGCCGCTGGTCGGGCTCTGGAGCCGCGGCTCCCAGCGGATGTAGTCCTCGCCCTTGGGGTTCGGCACGGTCGCGGTGCAGTCGTGCATGATCAGCACCACGTTGCGCCCGGCCCGCACGTGGGCGTCGAGATCGCCCAGTAGCGACAGGAACGTCTCGTAGACGTGCTGGTAGCCCTTGCCGTAGCCGTAATCCTCGATCCGCTGGACCCGCACGTCCTGCTTGTCGTGCGGAACGTTGGCCAGCGTCCAGGCCAGGGCGAGTTCCTCAGCCTTCGTGGCCGAGTCGATCACCATGGTCCTGATCTCGTCCCAGCCCTCGCCGTGCAGCACGTCCCGGACGTCCTGCCAGCCATCGATGCTCTCGACGCGACGAACGTCGAGGTCGCCCAGGGAGGGCTTGAGGATCGGCAGGCTGTCGTCCAGGTCGATGAACGCCACCGGCCCGGGCGCCGTGGCCGAAAGGGTCGTCTTGCCGATCCCTCCCGGCCCGAACACGCCGATGCGGTGGCCCTGGGGCGTGATCTCGCCGAACGCCACGCGCCGTCGCGACGGCGCGGCCTTTGGCCTGGTCGGCGGCTGTCGCCGCGGCGGCGGGGTCCGTCTGGGTGCAGTCGCTGTCTTCATGGTGTTTCTCCTGTGTAAAGTCCGGGGTTCTTGTATCCGGCGGGGGTGGTCATACTCCGGCTTCCTCCAGTTCGCGCTCGGCCCGCTCGATGGCCGCCAGCCGCTGCTTCTCGCTTCGCGTCCGCGGCCGAGGCGGGGGCGAGAACGTCTCGCCCTCGCAAAGGTCGAAGTACTCCGCATCGGCCGCGGCCAGGCGTTTGCCGAACTCGTCGAGCCAGGCGGCGGTCGTATAGATCTTCCCGCCGATCCTGACGTGCTGGAGCCTGACGCGCTCGCGGCAGCGGCTCAGGACGCCCTTGCGGCACCAGCGCCAGATACAGCCGGGCGAGGGCTGGCCCGGCGCGATCTTGGCGGCCTGGCCCAGTCTGATGTACTGTTCTGCCGTGTCGTGCATTGGTTTCTCCCGGAGCGTTCAGTTCCGTTGATCCAGTGCACGACTTCTACCCGACCGTCCGGATCTGTAACTCCGGCGCGGCTAGTAACAGGTAGTAACAACTGTAGTAACAAGCCCCCATTCGCCTAATGCGTGCTGCCCCCGTCGGTTGCGGCGGGGAAGAAAAACTTTGAGTTTTCTGGTAGTTAGTGCCCGTGCGGAAATGCACAACAATTGTATTTTTAAGCAGTTATGTGCAATATTTACCCCGGTGATGCGTTAGTGCTTATGTGACATTACCGCCCCAAGGCCGTGTTTTCGGTAGA